AAAAGGCTATACAAAGAAAAGGATATACATCACAACAGGTTCATGAAATTTCAAAGAAGATATTAAGAGAGGTACGTGAAGACAAATGAATGTAATTTTAGATACTAATATATTTATAGGAGCATTTTTTGAAAATAATAAAGATTGTAGTTTAATATTAAAAGAGGAAAAGAATGGTGAATTTGAGTTAATAATGAGCCACGAAATGCAAGAAGAACTTAATAGAATTTTACATAGTTCATTTAAAAAATACGAATTCACTGCGAGTCAAATAGAGATAATATTTAAAATGTTATCAAAAGCCTTATTAAGAACAACTAATATTAAACCATCTCATAATTTTAGTAAATGCAGTGATAAAGATGATAATATGTTTTTCTCTTGTGCTATAGATGGAAATGCTAACTATATAATTAGTAAAGATGCTCATATCCATGCATTAAAAGATGATAAAAATCCTATAAAGAATAAAAATAAAGAAGAAATAAAGATATTATATCCAGATGAATTTATTATGGAACTAAAAAAAATAAAATTAGTTGCAAATTTTAGTAATCATTAAAGAGTTTAGTACAAGCTAGGCTCTTTTATTATGAAAAAATAATAGTTGACAATCTAATCCAAGGGGATTAAAATAAAGAAGTAAAAGAAGTTTACAAATAAAATTTAAATATACAGTTCATGTAAATAAGATACTTAGTTTCAGTAGGTATCTTATTTTTATATCTATAATTAAAAAAGACTTTCTAATTATATCACTTACCATCCCACATGAGTTTCAGTCACGCTTTTAAAATGATATAATTATACTAGTCCTTTAATTAACTCAATCTATCTTTAGTATATTAAAAATGGGATATGTTAATGTATATTAAAATTACTGTTGTAGCAAAATTAAGAAGCCCAGTTGAAATTGCAAGTATTGCTAAAACAGTATCTTTATCAAATAGTTTTTTAGATTTATTACAGTTCATGATATAATCGCCTCCCATCCCCATAGGAATATTCGAATATGAGATGGCATAATAATTATATCACTTATTACTAATAATTACAATTTAATACAAAAACATTAAGAATCTAGTATAAAAAATATTAGGTTCTTTTTTTGTTATAAAAAACAAATTAAAACAAAATTAAACATCAATTTTAAAAACAAATTAAAGATAGAAAGAAGGTGAATTAATAATGGGTTTTATTACAAGGTTCGGATTTAACGGAAAACCTTTTTTAGAAAATTGTCATACAAATAGTAAAGTATCCAGTTTATTTGCTTCAAATGGTGTGATAGATGAAATAAAAATAGATGAAACATTAGATAGTGAAAATTCTATAGAACAAACTCCTTGGACTATGGATACAGGGTTTTTATGTCACTTCTTAAATTCACTTGAAGCAGGGAATCTGACAAATAATGGTATAAAAATTCAAAAAATAAGATTTAAAAGAAGAAAAGTTGGAGATTTAACTTGGCAGACTATGATAGATTATCCTTTTAGTGATGATATAGAGAATTATGATACAGAAGATTTTTATATCTGTGCAGGATATAACTACGATTATACATTAATTCCTGTGGTTCAAAATTTTGAAGGAGTTGGGGTTACAAGTAATATAACACCAATGTATAAAAGCTTATTTTTAACTGGTAGAAATAGTAGCGGAGATTTAGTAAATTATCCTTTAAGATTCGATTTAAATTTATCGGATATTAGTCTCAATGAGGATAAAACTGTTATGAAGACATTATCTTCTCAATATCCAGCAATATTATGTGGAGGTTCTAAATATATGTCGGGTAGTTTAGCATTTGATATAATTAGTCCAAATTGTGAATCTAATAGTGGAAAAATTGATATGCAAGCTGAAAATGCCTATAGAGAAAGTTTTGAAGAATTTATACATACTGGTAAACCTATGTTGGTCAGAACTCACAGCTTTTATACATTAGGAGTTTTAAGTGATATTAAAAAGAATCCTTTGTTTGGTGACGACGCAGGATGGGGACTCTACAAATATACCTGCACATTTACTGAGATAGGAAATGGCAAAGATATGGATACATTACAAAAAAACAATCTAACCTATGAAATCACAACAAGTTAAAAATAAATTAAATTATTAAGAAGGGAGTGAATATATTTTGTCAGTTCAAAAAGTAGTACAGGGTAGTTTATATCAGAATGGTATACAAGCGCAATTTTCATCTGTACCAATTTCATATATAAATAATGCAGTTTTAGAGTTAAAATCTAGTGGAACTGATATTGAATGGTTAGTAATCGATAGTGGAGCACATCATTATCTATTATCCACTAAAAATTTATTAAGTGGAATTAGTTATAATCAATTAAATATACAAGGGTTTGTAAGTGGAAATTCTTTGATAAATATTGGTGATTCACAATATAAAATCAGATTAATAACAAATAAAGAATGGAATGATTTTGTATTAAATCAAATAAATCTTAATACATTATTAATACCAAATGCAGATGATTTAAGTGGGAACTATAATGTAACGACTATTTCTACTTCTAATACAAACACTTTGCTTCATTGGTGGAATACTCCTTCTTTAACTAAAGATGTTAATGGTAACAATATCATTATCAGAGGTGGAAATGCTATTAATACTTCTTCTAATATATTAACAACAGATAATTCTAATTGGAGAATAATGTTAGAAAAGCTTGACCTACCACCAGCAATATCAGATAATGATAGATTTTTAGGAAATTTTACATCTAGTATTGTACAAGAATACACTATAACAGACCCAGAAAATGATTTATTTAAAGTTGAAGAAATACTTGATGGGTCTGTTACAAGAACATTAGAAAATCAACCAAGTAAAACTAAATTTACATATGGTTTATCAGGTACATATTGGAGTAATATAACATCAGGAAGTCATACAATTGTTATCAGAGTTACAGATATTTGCGATAATATTTCAATTAGAACATGGACTTTTAATAAAATAGTAGACTATTCAACAGGAACATCTACAAATTTGACACGACCAATTATAACTACACCTACAAGTTCACTTTCATTAGTACCAATGAATGCATTAGTTGACAATATTGTTAATTTTAATGTAGTTGGTGGTGAATTGGTATATGCAAATGAAATAAATATTGTAGATAATTCCAATTCATCTATTGTGATATATAATAAAAAAGTTGAAAGTTTTGATTTTTATAATACAATTCCACTTAATACATTAATTAATGGACATACGTATCAAATAAAAATGCGGACATATAATTCAAATAATCAATATTCTGCATGGAGTGATACTGTTTTAGTAAAATGTTTAACTCCACCAAATTTAAATATAACTACAATTATTGATGGTAAAATACAAAGTCCAAATCCATTAATAATGGCTACATATAATCAAAATGAGGGAGACGAATTATACAGTTATATATATAATTTATATAAAGATGGTGCATTAATTGCATCCAGTGAAGTTTTATTAGATAAATTATTGGAATATCAATTTTCAAATTTAGAAAATAAAACAAATTATCTAATGGAATTAAAAGTAAGAACTTCTAGTGGAATGGAAAATAGTGTAACTCAAGATTTTTATTGTGTATACTTACAAACAAAACTTCCAGCAGTACTAAAAACTGAAAATAGTTCGACTACAGGTAGTGTAAAAATAACAAGTTATGTTAGACAAATTAGAGGACGGATTTTTAGTGGAGATGATATTAATTATATTGATGATACGTGGGCAGACTTACATAACACAGTAGTAATATGGGACAAAGATGGAGCTTTTCGTCTAGACGGAGATTGGACTGCTAAAATATGGGCAAGAGATTTAGAAAATAATGATGTAATGTTAGTGAAATTTGTATTGGATGATAATAATTATATACAATTATCTCGTTATAATAATATGTTTTCGCTATCCAAAATAGTAAATGGAATTAAATTATATGAACTTCATTCATTTGTTTTAGGAGACATATTATCAACAGACCAATTATATTTCTTTATTCAAAATGATGTTGATTTAGGATTAATGAATTTTGATGTAAAAAGAGTAACAGATGGTAGAAACACTTGGTATAGTAAATCCTATGATAATGATATAATGCCTAGTTATGCAAGTGAAAATGGATTTTTAACATTTTTAGAAGACGATTTTAAAAATATATTACTTGATAATAATATAGATGGAGATAATATGAAAGTTTATATTCCTACAATTGATGATTTATTAAATGCAAATACAAGTAGTATATTAGGAAAAGCAATTGTTGGAGATATGATATTAGGCAATGATAAGGGGATAATTGATTTAACTTCAACTCAGCCTTATTTTACAAGAACTATAGATAATTTAGATGTAAATAAAATAAAAATATTTAATACAGATGGAACAATAAGCACAAGCTATCCAAATTCTCAACTTGGAATAAGATTTGTTATAAAAATACCAAATAACATTAAAGTTTCCAGTTATATAGATTCTAGTGATGGTTGTCATTTATTAGCATTGAAAATATTAAATTTATTTACAATACAAAATATAGGAAATTTGCAAGTAGGAGATAGAATAAAAGCATACGCAATAAAATATAAAAATGAATTAGTTAAGTTTACAATATTATCGAAAACGGATAGTACTATTTCTTTATTATCTGATGTAATCAATACTTCTAAAGAATTTGATAAAGAAGAAACAGTATTTATAAATGGTAATCCAAATTGGAATTTGAGTAATTTAAAACAATGGCTAAACAGTAACTCAAAAATAGGCTAGAGATTTATTTTTCTTTAGTCTATTTTATTATGCAAAAATTAAGGAGGAACAACAATGGCAACTAATATGACTAGTGATATAGTACCAAGATATTCAACATTCACAACTGATGATAATTTAACATTAGATAGTTTTATTGTATTTCAAGATATGGATAAAGCCCATTCAGATATGGTTGATAGATACTACGTATTGAAAAACAAACAATATACAACAGATGCAGAAAAGACAGAAATGACTGGATTAGAAGTTAATTTACAAGAATATCTACCAACAAGTGATACATGGAATAAATTATGTGCATGTATTTTAGGTATGCAAATGTATATGAGAGATGGAATAGTAGTATTTACAGAACAAAAGAAAGCAGAATTTGAAAAAATAATATCTAATTATTCATATCAAGGAGAATGGACTAATACAATAATATATTCAGAAGGGAATTTAGTTTTACATAATGGACAAGGTTTTACAAGTAAAGTTGATAATAATTTAAATTATGAACCGAATAGCGAAGTTTCAACTGATGATTATTGGATTCGTTATACTATCAAAGGAGACAAAGGCGACCCATCTTTAAATGTATCTATTAAGAAAGGCACAGATGGTACAGCTAATTATGACCTGCTGACTACATATAACGTTGGAGATGCGTGCGTTTACAATCATAGATTATATTATTGTTTAGTAGATGGGACTATAGGAATAGCAGTAACAGATAATACTAAATGGGCATGTGCTGATAAAATATGGATTGGAACAGATGAACCATTAGACCATTTTGTAATATGGTGGGATATAAATAATGGACAAAATGTATTAAAAAGATATTCAGATAATAATGTATGGGTAGAGCAAACTGTAAAAGCTGGAGATATGATTATACTTGATAGTGCTAATTATTTTACTAGCAGTAATGTTGAAGGAGCTTTAATTGAATTAAAAATAGCTATTAATAATATTGATTTAACTGCAAGCAAAGTAACTGTGGTTGATAGTGCTAATTTATACAATGGAGTTAATGCTGAGACGTGCCTAGCAGAAGTTATGAATAAAACTAATACAGCACAAAATACAGCTAATAATGCAACTAATTTAGCAAATACTGCACAAGCTAGAGCAGATTCGGCTTTTACATATGCCAATAATGGAAAGACTAGTGTTACTGGTGTTGTTGGTAATGTTTCAAGTAGTAACACATTTGGAGATATAATTAATGAAATACAATATGATAAAAATATATTAGCTAGTAATTTAAATAATAAAGGAGTTTCAGCTAATAATGGTGATACATTAAGAAATTTAGCTAGTTTAGTTGGGAATATATCATTAGGAAGAAAACATACTACTGGTACAGGAACGACAGTCAGATATAATAATCAAAATTGTATAGCGATAAATTTTATATTTACTCCATCTGTAGGTATATTTAAATTCTCTCAAAGTACAAGCAATCCTACCCAAAATTATTATATTAATGGAGAAAATATAATAACTGGATATGGTTATGCTACACGCACAGACTCTGTATACTCCTCTGGTACATCAATATATATAGTGGCTGTAGGATCTGGAACATATACATATGAGATTTGGGAGTAAAATTCTCATATTAACCAAACACATTTTGTGATAGGATAAAATGAAAGTTTTATAAGAAGTTAATAAATTAATAGAAATACTATTGACATACATCACTCCTTAATATATAATTAAATTATAGAAATACAGGAAATAATATGATATAATTTGAAATATAAGGAGTGAATAACATGAATATGAAGTCAATAAAGAACTTGATAAAAATAGTTGCAATTAGTGGAATCGTAGTGATGTTTAATATAACACCAAGTTTTGCAAGTGATAAAGTTGAAACCATTAATGATTTTTGTAATAAGTATGGAATTGTTAATAATGGTAAGATTGATAATGAAAGACTTTATGGTATTAATACCGAGACTAAAGAAAATGGAGACTCTATTATTAAATATTCTAATGGAAGTTGGTCTTTATATAATATTAAAGCAAATAAGTATATATTTAAACCCCTAGAGTCAAATGAGAATTTGGTTTGCAATAATATAGATGATTTAAGTAAATGTAGTCTAGCTTATACAGAAATAAAAAATGACCATTTAAATATAGAATTAGGAGCACATAGTAATATTATTTATGCAGATAATTTAAATACTAATCAAGATTTAGAAAATTATGCTAAACAATGGCTAAAAGATACTTATAATATAACATTAGATATTCCCATTTATTATAATAATATAACTGATAAAGATGGAGTTACAATAAATGGATTATATAACTATAAAACATATAAAGACAAGTATACTCCAATATCTATAGAAATAAATCAAGGAAATATAGATATTCAAAAAGAAAAATATATTATTCATGAAATGACACATTATGCTTTAGATAAATTAGATAAACCTTCAAAAGATAGTGATACAATATTCGAAAAAGAATGCATAAAAAATGGAGGAGACACTAATTATGGAGGAATAGGATTATTGCACAGTCATTTAAAAAGTACATTGTAATAATAGAAAATTAAAACACATAAAGTGATTAAGAATAGTATTTTTGCTATTCTTTTTTGTTGTGTAAAAATAAATTAAAGGAGGGACTTTATGACAACATTAGAGAAAATAAATAAAACAGACAATGAAAAATTAACAGGCAGTGATATAAAAAAAATTGATGATAATGCTACTAAGATAGAAAATACTTTAAATAATCTCCCAACTGGTTCTGGAAGTACTGTTACAACAAGTACTACTAATGGAAATATAAAAATAGATGGAGTAGAGAGCAAAGTATATACTGCACCTACCTATACTAAATCAGATGTTGGGTTAGGAAATGTAGATAATACAAGTGATTTAAACAAACCAATATCAACAGCAATGCAAACGGCTTTAAATTTAAAAGCAACAGTGGTAGCATTAACTGCAACTGAATATTCTGCTATAACGACTCCTGTTGCCACTACTTTGTATTTAATAAAAGCGTAGGTGAAGGAATATGAGAGTAGAAATTAAAGATGTTCATTATGGGAATAATATAATAAATAAAATATATTATGGAAGTAATCTAGTATTTGATAGATTTACAGATAAATCTTACAATGTATATGTGTTTAATTTAACTAAAGTTACTAGCAATTATACTTTGACGTTACAAAATATAAACGAGGGAACACAAACAAATTGGGGAGATGGTATGATAGATACAAGTTTAACTCATACATATGCAAGTCAAGGTATTTATACTGTAAAAACTAGACAAAGGGTGAATACAACAAATGGTAATGGGAATACAAATACTAAAAAAAGTTTAATTGAATGCACTAATATCGATAACACTTTAACCGTTTGTAGTTTTATGTTTATTGATTGTACTGGTTTAACTAATGCACCTATAATACCTAATAGTGTTACTAATTGTGATACTATGTTTGATGGTTGTACTGGTTTAACTAATGCACCTATAATACCTAATAGTGTTACTAATTGTAGTTTTATGTTTAATAATTGTACTAGTTTGACTAGCATTCCACAAACTAATATAGATTTAATGCAAGCAGTTAAAAATGGAACTAATACTATTTGTGCAGATTATATGTATTGTTATGGTGGTTGTACACATATTACTAGTCCTCAAACATATGCTACTTTGTTAAGTTTATACTCTAACTGGTTCACTATGTAAACTTTAAATTAAAAGAATCAATTTATAAGGACTTTTAGGAGACATAATTTTATTATGTAAACTAAACTGTATTAATTTTGGCGATAACTCCAAATGTTGTCGTCTATTTTAATGAAATCAAAAAATGAAAGGAAGTAATAAAATGAAAATATCAATAGATTTAGGACATGAATGCTCCCCTTATGATATTGGGGCAGACGGTAATATCTCTGAACAAGAAATAATTGATGCTGTAGGTAGTTTAGTAATATTTAAATTAAAAAATTTAGGTAACACAGTAATTGAGACAAGACCTAACTCTTGTATAAGTGTAGGTAACTCATTATGGCAAAGATATAATAAATCAGATGATAATAAAAGTGATTGGTGTATAAGTATTCATGCAAATGCCTCAGATAATTTAACCGCAAATGGAGTAGAAATATTTACATATGGTGGAAAAGAAATATATGAAGCAAGACAAATATTAAATAATATTGCATCAATTGGTTTTTGTAATAGAGGAATTAAAGATGGCTCAAACCTTGCGATGGTACATCGTCCTCAAGCTAAGTCGATGTTAATAGAAATATGCTTCTGTACAAATGAAAATGATTGTAATTTGTATAGAAACAATATTGAAAATATAGCAAATGCAATTGTAAATGGATTAGTTGGTTCTAGTTTGCAAAATACCAAATATTCAGTTGGTTGGAATAATGATGATTATGGTTGGTTTTATTCTTCTGATGGTACTGATTTTTATTCAAATTGTTGGAATCAAATAGTTGATAGTACAGATAGTTCTATTTCATATTATTATTATTTTGATAACAATGGGTATATTTTAACAAATAAATGGAAGAAAGATGAAAATGATAAATGGTATTATTTAGACCAAAATGGTAATATGGTACAAGCTAGAACACCTGAAATAGTTAAATGGAAGAACATTGGTGGAAAATATTATTGTTTTGCTACAGATGGTTCTTTATATCAAGATTGTACTACCAATGATGGTTATACTGTAAATAAAAATGGAGAATGGGAAACTTCTATACCTCAAAAATAAATTTAAAAAATATAATATGTTATGCTACGTAAAAGGCAAAAGGAGTATGATAATTATGGAACAATTACAAAATCAATTATTATTAATTGAACAAGTTATTATAGGAGGTGCAATAGCTTTTGGTTTAGCTTATTTATTAAAAGAAGTTGGTGTATTATTTACTTATTTAAAAACAAAAACATCGTTAATAAAGGATGAGAAAGTTAGAAAAATAGTAGATTCCACATTAGATGCAGTAGATAAATTAGTTATTAAGAATATTACTAATGTTGATGTAACTTTAAAGCCTGTTATTTTGCAAAGTATTGCAGATGGAAAAGTAACTCCTGATGAAATTAATAAATTATTAGAAATTGTAAAAAACAATACTATAAAACAACTTTCTGATGATTCTCTTAAAGTATTAAATGATAGTCTTGGAGATGTAGATTTATATTTAGAAAGTACTATTGAGGACAAATTAGCTACATTAAAAATTGACCCTACTAGTGCAGTATCAAAGACCATTTTACCAGAAAAGTCTGTAGTAGTTGTGGATACAAGTATATTGACTAATCAAATAAATCAATTACAGTCTGATAAAGATGTTTTGATTCAACAAATATCACAAGTAACTTCAGATAAGACTAATGTTGAACAAGCTAATGCACAGTTATCTAACCAAGTAGATAGTTTAAATGCTCAAGTTTCACAAGTTGAGGCAGATAAAAAAATATTACAGGACAAGCTAAGTTCTATCACCAATACTTTGACTCAAGTTGTTAATCCTACTACAAATATACAATAAATAATTAATATAAATAACTATAATAAAAAGACCTAAATTTAAAATGTACCCTTTGTCAAGGACGATTTAAAAAAGCCTAGGCTACATTGAGAAGATGATTTCTGTATTGGACAGGAGTCATCTTTTCTAAATCCCATTGATATCTATATTCGTTGTAATAAATCATGTATTGATTAACTTCTTCTTTTAGCGCATCTAAAGTTTCACATTGCTTTATATATGCCTCATCTTTAAAATGCCCGAAGAATGACTCTTGTGGAGCATTATCCCAACAATTACCTCGTCTAGACATAGATTGTCCTAATTTAGCATCTTTAACTACTTGTTGAAATTTAGGGCTAGTATAATGTACACCTTGATCAGAGTGGATAAATGCATCTTTATGTAATTCTATTGATTTATTGTCTTTTAGATTCTGTATTGTATCAGTTACTATATCTAGTTTTAGACTCGATGATACATTATATGCTACTATTTCATTTGTGCTGGCATCTTTAATTGTGGATAAGTATGCTTTTTGACCTTTACCATAAAATAAATATGTTATATCTGTTAGTAATATTTTACCTGGTATACCTTGTTTGAAATTTCTCTTTAGTAGATTTGGTAAAACAGTATGTTCTCTTGTTGCTTTCATCATTCTTCTATATGGATTTGCTTTTCTAATAGGACAAATGATACTATATTTTTTCATAACTCTTCTAATACGCTTCAAGTTATATATAATTCCAAACTGACCTTCTAAAGTCATTTTAATTTGTCTAGCGCCCTTTTTACGATTTTTAAACTTATATGCCTTAATTATATTATCTCTAATCAACTCATCTTCTATATCTCTAGACTCTCTATATCCTTTAGATTTAGTTGAAAAATAATTATAGTACCCCGAACGTGAAACGCCTGCTAAATCACATAAATTGCTAATCATATTGCTATGTTTATACTTTTCAATTACTGATTTTATGATGATAAATTTTTGATTAGCGCATAAATTTATTTGTTCTTTATCAGCCCCCTTTCTAGGAATTGTATTTTTTTTAGCAGTTCATTCTCTGCTTTCAATAAATTAATTTGAGCCTGAAGGCGTTCGTATTTAGTCTCTATGGACAACTCTTTCTTAGTTGGTCTTCCACTATTTAATTTTCTAGTATCATTTAGCCCTATAACACCATTTTCTTTATACGCTTTTTTCCACCTCTTAGCAGCAGAACTTATTCTATACATGCCTATAATATTTATATCAAATCCACACTCAGTAAATATTATTCTTGGAATTTTTCCTTTGTCATGCTCTATAATAAAGATATTTCTAAATTCTTCAGTATATGTAACACCTTTTGCGCTCACATTTTTTACATGTTTATTATTTGAAAGTATTTCAATCTCTTTATTTGTAAAAATCTTTTTACTCATAGTCTCCACCTCTAATATTATTTATTTTATTATACACAAAAATACCCTATAGGTAGACTTTTTTAAACTGTCTACTCTATAGGGTACATTTTAATTTTTAATATTTAAATTTAGGTCTTTTTATTATGTCTAATTTAGAAAGGATGGTTAATTATGAATAAATATTTTGCAATAAATCAAAAGAGTTTAGCGGATGCATTAGTATTTTTAGGATTTAATTATATGAAGTTTGATGATAAAAAATATGGAAAGATTTATTCTTTTGTAAATTCTGATAAGTTACAAGAATCAATTCATGAATTTAATATATTAAAAAATAAATTAAAATAAAATAATAAGGAGTGTGGATAATTATGAAAGATACAAAAAGAATTATATATTCAGATAAATTACCTAGATATACAGAAGGTAGATATAGAAATAAAATAAATTGGAAAGAAAGTATAGGTTGTAAAGTACAATTTATATATGATGATATAACAGGATATGTTGAAATTATTGAATATAATAAGATTACTAAGGAATTAATAATAAAACATAACAATCTTGAGTCTATAATATTATGTGGTAATATTTTATAATGTA